TTCCGGACCTCAGGTGAACCTGTGGTCGGTATAATCACCGTAGCTTTCATAATTAACCTCTTGTTAGTTTCAATATCGCTTCTATTTGTTTCTCAATTGCTGGTTTTCGATTTGGCCAATAGATATACTCTTTATCACCTGTACTATGTAGTTTCTTCAGGAAAGGTATAATCATCTTCTCAAGTTCAGCCAAACGATTTTCGGTTTCCGTTAAATTTATTTTATAGTTCTCAACTGTCTGAACACTCTCCTTGATTACGGAGTTATATTCTTGTTCAGAAACAGCTGAGAATCCGAAATCGTGTTCGGAATCTTTGTATTCTTTTAATATCTTATCAAAATCTGTTAGTGGCATATGTATATTATGAGAAACAATCAATATTTAATTTATTTTCTATTATTGCGACATTACCACCACCTAAGATGGGTCCAATATTATAAGGAGAATTATTTGTTTTCTTTATGCTAAACGATAATTCAAATGTATATTGGAAATTGCCGCCGCCTTTGTCTTGTACTCTAACGCGATAACTAACATCTGCTGAATCTGAGAAGGAAGGTACCAAATCAAGTTTCTTTTTTCTACAATTTTCATTTATTTTATTTGGATCTTTTTTACCAAATATATAAAAACCATTTGTGCCAACATTGACATAATACGTTTTTTTCTTTTCGTAGTAATCAGCTATAACTGTACCTGGAAGTTTTTCTTTCAATTCTTTAAATTTTTCCAGCTCTGCTTTATAAATTTGCTTTTTAGATTCTCTGTCTTTGGCTTTTTTCCAAAAAGAAGCTAAGAGTTTTTCACCAGCATCTTTACTATTTTCTCTTGCATATTTTGCCGGTACATCATTCCAAGCACTATTCAATTTAGCTAATGCTCCAGAAGATTCAGCTAAATCGGCCAGAAATTGTTTCTCATCATCCGAACTCACATCTGAGAAACCCCATTTTTTACCTTTAGGTTTATTTCCATCCCATTTAAGTGCCAATGAACCACCTGATGCGGCTTCTATTTTCAATTCAACATTTATTGTATCTTTTTTCCAGAAAAGTTCCAAGTCGGCTCGGCCGTGTGCAGCACCAACAGGTTGGAAACCTGATTCCACTAGACCAGCTTTCTTCAGTCTATCGGAAACATTTTTCTCATATTGAAAACCTTGTTGTGCTGCCATGTTAACCTCAAATAAAAGTATTTATCTGATTATATCAATTGGCTTTCCTGAAGTCCAAACTTCCAACTCATTACGCAATCTATTATCACCATTTAATGTTTCGAAACGATTTATCGCCTTGTTTCTCCACCACTCAATCAAGTTTACCAGTTTATGTTTTTCATAGTTTTCACCAGGAATTAGTATATCGGACATACACTTAACATACTCTACCATGTTCTTGAAACCATAGTCACTGTAGTAATATCTTTTTTGCTCTGTCAACCCTTTTGCTTTCTGAATCGTTGCTATGAATGTATCCCCCTCAGGACTACCTTTAAGTGCAGCTTTGGTTAGAGAAACAATCTTCATTGTGGTTTTCAATTTCTTACTTGAAACGCCATCATCAACAATATCACCAACGATATTCTGTACATAGTCACGCAAGTTTTCATATTCTTTACCATGCATCATCGGTATGAAATCACTATCAGTTAAACCTTTGTAACGAATGTAAGGTTTCATGCCGTCATACTGTGACACCGTTTTGGAACTTCCATATAAACTTGTAGTTTCAAACAAACACAAATTCATGTTATATTTTTTGTTGACGATTTCACGCACCTCATGCGAGGTACAAATTGCAGCAAGTAATTTACCACCAAGATAATTATAACCAAAAGGTTGTGATGGAACAATAACGAAACCCATCATGGATGATCCATTGAATCTCTTGGACCACTCAGGTTGTTGTGTGAATACTTGTCCAAGCATTTCATTGCGTGGCTTCATGTTGATTACAGGTGAACCTAGTCTAATGAATCCTACAATCTTTCCTGTATTCTTCTCCAACACAGCCAATCTTATTTGACGGCCAACTGGTGAAATGTTAATATGTGAACTGGTAATGTTCAATAGATTTTCCCACTTCTCTTGTGGTATTTCCAATACTTCAAAATCCATATCTTTTGGATGCATGGTGAAGTCAGAAAATAAATCATCTTCTAAAGGGAAGAGAGGATTTGAAGAGAGGCCACCAAGAGATGCCAGTTTCTGGTCACGCATGTATTCATCGACACGATTAAAACTCCCAAAATAATTTTCAAAGGCCTTGGCACAAACCAAAGCATCTTCATAAGATAAATTCATACTTTGAATTCCATATGTGGTGCAATATCATTATCAAATAATTGTGTCATCTGTTTATAAAGATATTCGCGTTCATGTTTTGTTAGACCAGCAGTAATTATGCCGCCGGCAGTATCATGTTCTATTTTTTCTAGACCATAATCATGTCGCCATGTATAACACATTGATAGAATAATGTCTTCACGGGTTTTCATACTTTAAAACCTGAGAAACTCTTCTTTTGTGATTTCTCGCGGTCACCAAATGTGTTTAGTGGTTTGTCTTTGCCTGAATCAGTGATATCATTCTGTGCTGATTGTTCCACATCATACAATCTCATTTTCGATCTGTCAATACCAAGAGTGAATCGTTTGTAATATGTTGGATCATTATATCGATTCTTCAATTGTTTCACCATGATCTGACCCATCTCTTCCAACTCTTCTGAGGAAATCAAAGCAAACATCAAGTCTGCTGTTGCTGGCAAACCAAAAGACTCACTAGTGTCTTCGAGTCCGGGGTCTGAACTTGAGAAACCTCCCCGAGTTGTTTGTGTAGCAGAAACAATTGGTACTCCGAATTCAACAGCAAGACCTCGCAATTCTTCGGCAATTGATTTGACATAGGTGTAGCTGTTGACATTTGCTCCTGCCTTAACCCTAGAACTACAACAAATGTTAAGGTAATCAATAAAAATGATATCAGGAACAAAAGATTTTTTAAGATTGAGTTCATTTAATAGTGTCCGAAAATGTGTAGCACTAGCTGAGGCTGTTGGGTATTCTTTAATAATAAGTTTACCAACGGTCTTCTCACGCAGCTTCATGAGTTTTTTGTCATACATATCTTTAGATAGATTGACAAGATCGTCAACAGTAACATTCAATAGATTTGCATCTATTCTTTCCGCAATGCGTTCTTCAGCCATTTCCATAGTGATGTACAGTACATTACGGCCTTGCACCATTGCGCCTGCAGCCACATGACACATGAATAGACTTTTTCCAACGCCAGTTCCGGCAAGAGCGATATTAAGCGTTTTAGAAGGTAAACCACCCTTTGTGATCTTGTTAAAGAAATCCAAATCAAAAGGGATTCGCTCTTCTTTTCTGTGGTAGAATTCATATCGTTCATCCGTGTTCTCCAAATAATCGTGACCTACTGAATTGTCAAAACTAATTGCCAATGCATCAGATAGGATTTTTGGGATAGAACCTTTATCATTGACTTTATCTTTGCCGTCAAGAATTGAGATTGAACCCAACACGGCATTATATATTGCTTTTTCTTGACAGAACTGTTCTGTCCTATCTACGAGCCATTCGATTTTTGATGATTCGTTTTTAGACTGTTCAATATCTTTGAGAGATGCATCACAACCCTCAACTTCATCTTCTGAAAGTGTTCGTTTCTCTTTGACGGCCAGTTTTAGTGCTTCAATTGTTGGTGATGAATTGTATTTGTCTGTGAAAGCAGCAATCTCATTATAAATCGTTCTATCAACTTTATCCGTAAAATAATCTGGCTTTAAAAATGGAAGTACCTTTCGCAGGTACTCTTCATCATAAATCAGATTCTTTAAAATTGTTTGTTCCAGCTTCATCAATAATTTCCTGTTCAATATTGGAAGACATTAACTCCACCAATAGGTCGCCAATGTAATTTTTAAAGTCATCATCTTTTTCAAGTTTGGATGGCTTACCTACATTAGATTCTAACACATCATATGCAAAAAGTAAATAGACCTGGTCATTTTCTTCCTTGAACTTTACTTTGCCATATTTAAATATGGTATCTTTGTATGGTCCTTGTAGTAGTTTAATGTTTACCGTAGTCTTATCATCTTTAGGATAGATGAAACAATAATCAACACCTTCATCCATATTACTCTCCAGTCATCGTTGCAACATCAAAAGTTTGGTCGATGTCCGATTCCATGATACTACCAGAAGAAACGGTGTACTTGTCTTCAATGAAATCACGGAAAGATTTCTGTTTCAAAATCGGCATCCAGAATTCTTTTGTATCAGTATCTTTTTCTCGGTACTTCTTGTCTTCAACTTCACCTGTTGCAACATCTACTTTGGAGTACCAACCATTGCTTGGTTTAACCACATGCTTGGATTCAATTGCAAGGTCGAGTAGACCAGACCAAGTACTAATGCCACCATCATAAGATACAGAAACAGGTATTTTAGATTTTTCTTTAACATAACGGGATTTCTCTACATTGATAATAAAATTGTAACCAATAACTTCGGTGCCTTCTTTTTCTTGCTGGCGACCAATGATGAAAATGTTATCAGCTGAATAGTAAGAACCGGTGCCGCCACCAACAATATCTTTCGGATACAAACCGATTTCTTTGTATGTGTGATTAACGACAACCATTGGAATGTCTTTGAGTGACAGGTGAGGAGTAATCATACGGAACAGTGACTTGACTTGTTTAGCGCGAGACATATCAGCAACAGACTTTCCATCTAAAGCATCATCAACTTCTTTCTTTGATGCCAAATTACCAATCGAATCAATTACGATAATCAAATGTTCACCTCGTTCCAATTGTGTTAATTGTGCCATCACATCAAACTTTAATTGTTCAATGTCCGTGAGAGGAGTATGGAGAACACGATTGGTGTCAATTCCAAAGGAATCAAAATAAGATTGAGGAGTACCAAATTCAGAGTCATAAAAAAGTAAAGCAGCATCGGGATATTTGTCCAAGTAAGATTTAGCCATCAACAAACTGAATGCTGTCTTAAAGTGTTTTGATGGGCCTGCCCACATTGTAAGACCGGGTGTTAGACCTCCATCTAACTTACCAGAAAGTGCCACATTGATAATCGGCACAGCTGTCGAGATCATATCCTTTGCATTAAAGAACTTTGATTTGGACAAGATAGCAGAATCTTTAATGCTGCTGTTTTTTTTAATTTTGTCAAGAATACTCATTTAATTTACCTTTTCACGAACATATATTAATCACTGTAATTATACTTAGGTTCTTTTTTTTGTCAACCAAAGAAATCATCCAGTGAACTTGTTTTTTCTGCCGACCAATTCATACTTCTCAAAATCACACTGATTGGTTCCAGAAATGCCTTATCGAATTGTAAATCATAATTGATGTAGTTGTCAAGCCCAAACTCTTTTGGTATCCGAGATGGGAAAGAAATCACATCTTCTTTGAAATGATTTGGTACTTTTAGATAGGTGAACTTTAACTTCTCACCTTCTTGAATAAGTTGATACTTTTTAGTCAAACCTAGTAGTGTCAGATTGTGATTGTACAAAATGGCACCGCGTACATGGATTGGTGTACCTTTTTTATACAACATTACGGGATCAGAATATGTGCGTAAACCATTTAGACCCCGAGGAAAAGAGATTTCTTCCGGTGGCAACTTCTTAAACTCTTGCCTGAAATCTGCAATAAACTTCTGAACATCATCTTCAGTGCCATTCATCATCAACTTAATAGCCAAACGCATTTTCTCACGGATAGCCGAT